TAGTGCCATCAAAAACAAGATTAGCTTCTGCATCTAGTTCCGTAGTAGTGCTTCCAATTGTTACTAGCTCATTTGCTGTAGCATTGTTTATTGCTGTAACTGCACCACTACTAGAGCTTTCCCAAGCCACTCCACTTCCTGTTGAAGTCAGTACTTGTCCGTCAGAGCCTTGCGAACCACCAACTGTTAGGCTGTCTGTTTCTAAAGTTCCGTCAATGTCTACATCACCACTTATATCTAATGTGGCTGCATCTAACTCACCTGTAATGGTTAAGTTTCTTAAACCTGTGTAATCTTTATTGGAATCGAGTATCACTGCTTTAGAGGCTATTGCTGTACCGACAGCCGTTGAACCTAAGTCTAATGCGTTTATTTCACCTACAACAACTGTTGCTCCGTCTAGGATATTTAGTTCTGCAGGTGTCGAAGTAATTGCAGTCGTTGTAGCGGCTGCCAAGACTGGAATGTATCCACCTTGATTGATTAAATATTGTGTGTGATCGCCTGTAGGATCTACGATACTAAGTGTCGTTTCGTTTGAGTCTGCTGTAGCACCTTCAAAGATAATAGCGTTTGAAGCCTGCATAGTTACTGTATCTGCTGTAGTAGTTACACCTGCTACAGTCAGTTTAGGAACCAATAGTTCTCCTGTGCTTGGATTGTATCTTAAAGCTCCTGTATCGTCTAACAATGCATTTGATTCATCATGAAAGACTACAGGGAAATTGGTGTTTGCTGTGCTGTCTGTAACTGTAGTTGTAGCAGCTAATGTTGCATTTGCTACTGTGGTTCCTGCAATAACACTTGCTAAACTTGAACCATTAACAGTAATTGCATCTGCTTCGAGTGTGCCGTCTATGTCAGCATCACCTGATACATCTAAAGTAGTTAGATCAAGCTCTCCTGCAATAGTAACATTTCCATCAGCTAATGTTATTAAATCAGTATCTGATGTATGTCCTATAGTTGTACCATTAACTATTACATTATCAACTGTAAGAGTTGTAAGCGTTCCAAGACTTGTAATGTTTGATTGTGCTGCTCCTGTTACTGTAGCTGCTGTACCGCTTGTATTACCTGTTACATTACCTGTTAAATTACCTGTAAATGAAGTAGATGTTAATACTCCACTAGAAGGATTATAAGTAAGTCCTGTATCGCTTTCAGCACCTTGTGATCCTGTAGCTCCATCAACAAATATAGGATATACAGTTTCATCTGCGCTGTTATTTGCAGAGACTGTAATATTGTCTGCTGTTCCTGTAGTGTCTTGGTTAAGTGTACCAATTACAAAGTCTAGTGTATTGTCTCCATCTTCGTAAGTAACAGTAATACCAGTTTCAGTATTAGAGCCAACCATTGCTCCAACAGTATCGCTGATTGTTTCTGCAAGTGTAGTTCCACCGATAGTAATTGCATCGGCTTCCAATGTTCCATCAATATCAGCATCTCCACTAATATCTAATGTAGCAGCATCTAGTTCGCCACTAATGGTTATGTTCCTACCACCACTAATGTCTTTGTTAGCATCTGTTATAATAGCTTTACTGGCTATAACAGTTCCGTTTGTAATTCCGTCTATAAGGTTAATATCGGTTGCGCTTGCTGTAACACCATCAAGAATGTTTAATTCTGCAGCCGTTGATGTAACACCATCAAGGATATTTAGTTCGGCTGCTGTAGATGTAACTGCAGTTCCGTTAATTGATAAAGCATCTGTCTCTAATGTACCATCTATATCTGCATCACCTGATACATCCAATGAGCCTGCATCAAGTTCACCTGTAAGTGTAATGTTTCTAAACGAAGCTGCATCTTTATTTGAATCTACTACGACTGCTTTAGAAGCTGCAACAGTTCCTGCTGTAATTCCGTCAAGCATTTCTAGTTCAGCTTCTGTTAATTCTGCACCTGAACCTAATGTAAGTGTTCCTGTTACGGTAAGATTATCGTTTACTGTTACTTCAGAAGTTGTGTGACCTATTGAAACTGGAACACCAGAAGTTGCAGTACCAATAGTAATACCGTTAGAAGTATTAGAGTTGTCTATATTTAATGATGTTGTTGCATCTAGTGAAATAGTTGTTCCATCTACTGCAAGTGTTCCGTCTATGTCTGTATTGTCTAAGTTAGAAGTTCCATCAACATCTATATCTCCTGCAACATCTAGACCTGCAGCACCTGCTAATACTAAATCATCAGCAGAAGCATCCCATAACATATAAGCACTAGCTGTATCGCCAAAGAATTTAACATCGTAACCAGTATCGTCTACACCAACAGTTATAGTATTGTCTACTTGAATAGCACCATCAAGATTTGTTGCTCCTGAAACTGTTAATAAATCTGTGGTAATTGTACCATCAAAGTAAGCATCTTTAAACTCTAAAGAACTTGTTCCTAAATCAATATCATTATCTGTTACTGGAACAATAGCTCCGTCTTGTATTCTAATCTGCTCAACTGCAGCACTAGAAACTTCTACAAATACTCCCCAACGATTATTTGTACTGTCTGCTACAATTTTATTAAGAAAATCTAAATCACCAATAGTATGTATATTACCACCATGTCCTGCTGTACCGTCATGCCTGTGTCCAGTGCTTGAAGCACTACTAGAGCTGTATGTAAATGCATTTACTAATTGGTTGTATTCATTGTTAAACAATGCAGCAGTAATGGTATCTCCATCACTAAACGTACTTTGTCTTGTATAACTTTGTGCCATGTTTTATTCTCTCCCTGAAGGTACGTAATCTATATATATTCCATTTACTGTATAAGGTGAATTTTGATTATCGCTAAATATTCTAAAATAATTACTTTTTCCACTGCCTTCTACTGATTGTCTAGTTATTGGGTCTGTTGCTGCTCCAAACTTATGACCTGCTGTAGAACCAAAAACTGCTGTTCCAAACAACGAAGGTTTTGGTATTGATAATGAATAATCTGTAGGCTGTGGACTATCTAGATCATCAAAATTATATCTTATTCTTAAACTTGTATCAACTGTTCCTTCTGGAGTTATAGAAACTTTTACATACTTAAGAGTTTTTAAAGTTCCTAAATCTCCGTAATCAATGTCTGGTGTCTGATACTTAGCTATAATATTTGTTGCTGTTCCACCAGAATCTAAAAAACTGTCTCCTGTGTCGTGATTATATACTTTTCCATTGTAATCACCATGATAATATTTTTCAACACCGCTTGAGTTAAAGCCTGAAACTGCTGCAGCACTTGCATCTATACCTATTGTTTCAGACCACTGAAATTGTGTTCCTTGTTGTGTAGTTTTCAAAGTACCTATTATTCCTCTTGCAGAACTTCCAGAAGAAGAATCTCCATAATATAAACGATACTGCGATTTATCTCGTATAACAATACTGCTTACATTAAAACTTCCAATATTATCTGCAATGTTTTTCATTACAGGCTGTATTGCTCTAGTAACTGTACTTAACTCTACGTCACCAATTCTTGCTGTACCTGCTAGTGTTCTTATGCCATCAGGTGCTAAAAATACTAAGTCACCACCAATCTCTTGAATACTTTTACCATCTAAACAACCAATATTTTGTGTAATTGGTTCTATTGCAATACTTGCTGATATATTTATATTTACTAATTTATAAATACTATTTTTACAAAATATAATTAGATCATCACGAAAAGATCTTAAACCTACTACTTGATCATCTAATACTATACTTCCTGAACCGCTTGTTGTAAAATCATCTATGTCATTTGTTCCACTATAAAATATAGTGTTTGGTGCTGTGGCTGCACCTGCTACAACTAAGTGTCTATCGTGTATCGTACAAAACTTAGGATAGTGTGTTCCACTTACTGTTATTTCTTTTGCGTAATAAGTTCGATCACTTAGTGCGCCAGTTCCTGTCATTTTAAAATAAAAAGGTTTTACACCTGATCCTTCATCAGTGATTATAACTTCTCCATAAGTTGTATCACCTTCATAAGTTGCAAAATGTGCAAGACTTTGTGAGGTTCTAGCAGAAGCACTACGACCTGTAAAAGTACTATAGTTGTCTCCACTACCTGAAACACTTGCTCTATTTATTTGCAACCAACTTGTTCCGTCTAAACTAAAATATATGTTAGTACTTGAACAAGCTATAACTCCATCAGCATAAACATGAAGACCTAATATATCGTCTTCACTGCTTGGATTTGCTGCACTTCCTCCTCCAAAAGCCGAATAACCATTTACTCGTCTATATCCTCCAGCAATATCAACTTCAAAGTTTTCTAACAATGTAGCAGAACCCGGAGTTCTTAACATTTCAAAAGAACTTGAAGACTTGTCTAGTCCTCCTTCACATGCTAATGCAAAAGGTTGAGAAGAAGTCATTATATTTGATCCGTTGACATATACTTAGGCGCAGGATTCATTAAATTAGATCTCATTTTTCTTAGTCCTTTTTTATAATCATCTAATGCAAAAGCTGCTGTCTGTGGGTTATCTTTAAATTGATGCATATAATACCTAGCTCTTGCTAATAAAACCGAACTATACATATCAGGAAATACTATTGTATCTCCGTGTGCATCTAATGCTGTAGGTAAATCCCAAGCAAAAAACCACACTCTATAAACTTTGTCAGGTATTGGACTTACTCCAAATTTTCTACCGTCAGGACTTCTTATAACAACTTTAGGTTCACCATATGTTTGTGTATCTGCATCGTCTATATTTTCAGATTCTCTACGATGATCTTTCCATTCTTCTAATGTTACAAAAGATAAATTTTGGCTTGTATAAGGCGCTGATTCACCGCTAACTCCAATAGTTGTTAGATAAAAATCATTCCAATCTATTGCGCCATAATCAGTTGTAACTGAGCTTGATGCTGCTTTTAATTCGTACCATCTTGTTCCTGCTGTTGTTTCAACATACACATTTCCATAAAAAGGATCTGTTGCTCCGCTTTCTCCTGTAGCAAGAAAAGACCATCTAGGTTCAGCGCTTACTATATCATTATAAGCTCTATTAACACAGTCTTTAACATGAGCTTGAACTCCTAAAGCACTACTAAAATTAGAAGAAGTTAAAACAACTTCGTTTGATTCTCTTAATAACTCATTCGTTAATTGTAAGTAAGTAGTTGCCATTTTTATTTCTTACCTTTAGCTTTTTTCTTTGCTGTCTTACTTAAATCTTTAAAATGATAAAGCCTTTTACTTGTTTTAGTATGCGTTTTATTAGAATGTACATG